GCCTTCGATACCATCGCCAAGGCCGCGACGGCCATCAAAAACCTGGACCGAGGCGGTTACGATTTAAAGGTGGCGGGCCTTAAGGTGATGGAGGACTTCACCGGCTTTTTGAAGAGCCAGGCGCACCCGGAGGAAATGATGCTCGTCGGCAAGTGGATCCGCGCCTATTTCCGGAGTCTTGAATAGTTTTGTAGGGGCGGGTTTTACCCGCCCAGGGCGGCTGGAAGCCGCCCCTACGATAAAACCGGGAAATGGGAAACGATCAATTCTAACCGGAGGGAAATAAAATGAACCTTAATCGGAGGCAAGCGGTTTTGGCGATGGTTCTGGTGCTGGGCCTGCTGCTCACCGGCTGCGCCGCCATCGAAAACTTTCTGTGCAGCAACCGGGTGACCATCGAGAATGACATCACCGCAGCCCAGGAGGCCATCGCCGCGGTGCAGGCCGAGTATGGCTCGCTCATCCCCGCCGAGGCTCAGGCCATCATTGACGCGGCCAACGCGGTGATTAACACCGGCGAAAACATCCTCAACAACGAGGTCTGCCCCACCGACGCGGACGTGCAGACGGTGCAAAACGCCTCCGCCGCATTGAAACAGGCGAAGATTAAGGCGGGATGGGTGGCGCCATGAGCAAACTGCCAGTAGGACGGCTAAACCGGAAATACGGATATACCGGTCCTCAGTTGACCGGCATCCGGGCAGTCTCCTTTGACCGGGTGCGCCCTAAATTCACCCTGGACCAGGCCCCCCGGGTGAAATACAACATTTGCCCCCCGGTGCGGGATCAGGGGCAGATCGGGGATTGTGTCGAGTTCGCCTGGACCTATTTGAAAAGCGCCAATCTGATCGTGGCGGGCAAACTCCCCGTATCCGTGTTCTCGCCTCTGGAGCTCTACTACGACTACCGCGACAAGGTGCTTCACGATGTGGCTGACGATGCAGGCTCCGGCATCATGGCGGTGGGAACTCTGCTGACGCAGGACGGGGTATGCCACGAAGGCCTGTGGCCCTACAACCCGGCTGATTTTGCAGTTAAGCCGCCTGTTACTGCCTATGCTGACGCCCTGCAAAATAAGTTGGGCTCGGTTCATCCCCTGGAAACCCTGGAGGATATGATCCTCTGCCTTGCGGACGGGTATGGGTTCGTGGCCGGGATCGCGGTTTTCCAGAGCTTCGAGGACGCCTGGGAGAAGGACGGCATTATCCCGATGCCGGGAGCATCTGAAACCTTTCTTGGCGGCCACGGGGTTTTTGTAGGCGGAGGCTATGACCGGGATCAGAGAATCTTCATCGTGGAGAATTCCTGGGGACTCTCCGGAGGGTTGGCAAACCAAAAGGGGTTCTTCTCACTACCTTTCGATTTTCTGACTGATCCTGATCTGATCCTGGAGATTGGAACGGGTCGCTAAAATAGTGCGGCAGGAGGCATAGAGCGGGGATTAGGGAATAGGGGTTAGGGGTCAGAATTTAGTCTTTTCTGATCCCTAATCCCTGATCCCTGATCCCTAATCCCTGAATTTAAAATGCTGACTCTCAAACAAAAATTCACCAAGGCGGAGTTTCAAAGGCGGGCCGATGAGATCTTAGGCCGGCTTTTCCGGGAGGTCACCGCCTTCGCGGACGTGAGCGAATCCGCCAAAAAGGCGCGGCGCGCCCGGAGTATGTCCGACCCCTTCGCCTTCTTCACCACCTATCTCCCCCATTATTTCTCCCAGGAGTTTGCGCCCTTTCATCACGAGCTGGTGGCGCTCCTGGAGCGGCGCCCCGGCGAAAAAGATGTAGGGGCGGCGTCCCGCCGCCCTGGGCGGGGAAACCCCGCCCCTACGACGGAAAACGGAAAACGGAAAACGGAAAACGCTGTCCTGACTCCCGTCGTCGTGGCCGCGCCCCGGGAGTTCGCCAAGACCACCATAACCTCTTTCGGTTACGTGCTCCACCAGATCTGCCACGGACTGCGCCACTTCATCATCATCGCCTCGGACACCGAGGACCTGGCCAGCGACCTCAGCGGCTATCTCTACCTGGAGATGCTCCACAACGAGCGCCTCAAGTGCGATTTCGGCGAGCTGGTCCGGGACCACTGGGCGGTGGACGATTTCGTCACCCTCACCGACGTCCGGCTCAAGGCCCGGGGCCGGGGCCAGCGCCTGCGCGGCCTGAAGCACAAACAGCACCGCCCGGACCTGATCATCCTGGACGACGTGGAGAACGACCAGCAGGCCCGCTCCCCGGAACTGGTCAAGAAGCTGCTCTCCTGGATCACCTCTGCGGTCTATCCCGCCATCGAGGCCTCGGGCTCGCTCTTCTGGATCGGCACCATACTGGCCCGCAAGAGCGCCCTCTACACCGCGATACATTCGGAGGAGGAGCCCTGGCGCCACTGGACCCGGTGCCTTTACCGCGCCCTCTCGGATGAACCTGGTGGCACAGGCGTCTCGCCTGTGCAAACCTCGCTCTGGCCGGCGCGCCACCCTGTTACAAAGCTCCTGGAGCAGAAGCGCCTCATGGGGTCGCTCGCCTTCAACCGGGAGAAGCAGAACGACCCCGTGGACGAGTAAGGGTTCTTCCAGGAGGCCTGGTTTCGCTTCTACCATCCCGCCGCCCTCACCGGTATGGATCTCATCGTCGCCGGCTTCTTCGATCCTTCCATCGGCATTGGCGAGACCTCGGATTACAAGGCCGTGCTCACCGTGGGCCTGGAGCGCCGGGAGATGATCTTCTACGTCCTGGACGCCTACATCCGCCGGGGCACCCTGGACGAGGCGCTGCGTGCCGCCTTCATCCGCCACGAGCAATGGAACTACTGGCTCTTCGGCGTGGAGGACAACCTCTTCCAGAAACTGCTGCTGCGGGAGTTTGACCGGCTGAGTAAAGAGCGGGGCGTCATCCTGCCGGTCCGGGGCGTCACCGCCAAGACCGCCAAGGAGACCCGGATTTCCCGGCTATCGGCTCTGGTGGAGCGGGGCCAGATCCGCTTCTGCCGGGGCCAGGGGAACCAGGACCTGCTCCTGGAGCAGCTCCTCTATTTTCCGGCCAAGACCGTCCACGACGACGGCCCCGACGCCCTGGAAGGCGCGGTGAGGCTCCTGGAGGGCGGCGCCGGCATGGGAATCTTCGATTATTACAAAGGGGAGTTCGACAACATGGCGGCCGAGGAGCGCAGGCTGCACGGCTAAATCGGCGTATATCGGCGTTCATCTGCGGCTATTTTTTGGCCGCCGATGCACTCAGATGAACACAGATAAAAAAATGGCTATAGAACCCAAATCCAGCCCCATCTCGCCCGACCTCATCAGCGCCGCCCAATGGGCCGCGGGACGCCGCTTCACGCCCACGGCCACCGGGACCGCGCCGGGGCAGCCGGACTCCAGCAAGGATTGGTTCGGCCCCGGCTGGCCGCTCCCTCCTCTCGCGCCCCCCGAAGCCGCCGGCCGCCAGTTCGACTACCCGGTGGGCTACAACCTGCTGGTCACCCCCCGGGGCGATCTGCCGGTTTCCTTCCTGGACCTGCGCAACCTGGCCCAGAATTGCGACCTGGTGCGCCTGGTGATCGAGACCCGTAAGGACCAGATCGCCAAGATGGAATGGACCGTCTCGCCCCTAGATCCTACCGGCAAAAAGTTGAAAGCCGCCAAAGACGCCTCGCCCGAGGCCGAGCGCCAGGCGAAGGCGGCCACCGCCCTTTTGCGCCGCCCCGACGGGATGCACTCCTTCAACGCCTGGATGCGCATGATCCTGGAAGACATGCTGGTGATCGACGCGGCCACCCTCTATCCCAGGCTAACCCGCGGGGGCGCTCTCTACGCCCTGGAGGTGGTGGACGGCGCCACCATCCGCCCGGTCATCGACGAATGGGGGCGCACCCCGCTGCCTCCGGACCCGGCCTACCAGCAGATCATCAAGGGACTGCCGGCCACCGAATACACCCGGGAGGAGCTGCTCTATTATCCCCGCAACCTTTTGAGCTGGCGCCTCTACGGCTTCTCGCCGGTGGAGCAGATCATCATCATCAACGTCATCCTGCGGCGCCAGATGCACCTCCTGCAATACTACACCGACGGCAACCTGCCCGACGCCCTGATGGAGGTGCCGGAGAACTGGTCCACCGCCCAAATCGCCGAGTTCCAGCAATACTGGGACGCCCTGCACGCGGGCAACACCGCCCAGCGGCGCCGGGGCAAATGGGTGCCCCACGGCATGACCCCGCACCTGATGAAGGAGGGGGATCTGAAGTCCCCCATCGACGAATGGTTCGCCCGGGTGGTGTGCTACGCCTTTTCGGTGTCGCCCCAGCCCTTCGTGCAAACTATAAATCGGGCCACCGCGGAGACCGCCCAGGAGGCGGCGCTCTCCGAGGGCCTGGCGCCCCTGATGGAATGGATGGCGGACTTCATCAACTACGCCCTCCAGGGCTTCGGGTTCGACCAGGTGGAGTTCGCCTGGATGCAGGACAGCGCCATGGACCCCCAGGTGCAGGCCCAGATCGACGACCTGGACGCGCGGAACGGCATCCGGCTCCGTAGCGAGATCCGGGCCTCCCGGGGCCTGGAGAACGACGGGACCCCGGATTTCATCATGACCGCCCAGGGGGCGGTGCTGGTGAGCGAGATCGGCAAGGAGGGTAGTGGCACAGGCGTCTCGCCTGTGGCGTCTCCGGAAGGGGAAACGCTTCCGGAAGAGGAAGCGCCGCCGGATGAGCCGGCGGCGGAAGGCAAAGGGCAAACAGAAAAAAACCAGAGGGACTATGCAAAAGGAATATCCCCACCCTGACCCGCCCGGGCCGCCGCCGGCGCCCGTGAACCTCAAGATCGAGGCGGTGGTCACCTGCGTCTCGTATGGCGATTACCTGGCCTGGACGCTGCCGGCCAATAAGCAGCACTTCAACCGCATGGTGGTGGTCACCCGGCCAGACGATAAGCTCACGCAGCAGTTGTGCGCCTATTACCACGTCGAGTGTTACCCCACCTATGACTGGCACCGGAATGACGACGCCTTTAACAAGGCCAAGGGCATCAATTACGGCCTGTCGAAATTGGCCAAAGACGGCTGGGTGGCGCACCTGGACGCCGATATCTACCTGCCGCCCCGGACCAGGACCTTTCTGGAAAGAATCTCCCTGGATCCGGCGAGCCTCTACGGCATCGACCGCATGGAATGCAAGAGCTTTGGCGATTGGGTCAAGTTCCTGGGCGCGCCGCCTCTCCAGCACGAATGGGAGATCTTCGTCCATCCCCGGCCCTTCCCGCTGGCCGTCCGCATCGCCAGGCTGGACCGGGACGGCTATGTGCCCATCGGCTTTTTTCAATTATGGAATCCCAAGGGATCGGGGGTCTTCCATTATCCCGAGCACCATACCACCGCGGCCAGGAGCGATATGCTGTTTGCCATGCAATGGCCCAGGGATAAGCGCCATTTGATCCCGGAAATCATCGCCATCCATCTGGAAAGCGAGTGTGTGGAAATGGGGGCCAACTGGCAGGGAAGGGTAACAAAACCCTTCGGCCTGTAGGCCCTTACACCCGCCCCTACACGGAAAACGGAAAACGGGAAACGGGAAACGGGAAACTAAGAGGAGCAAAGGCATGAAAAAGCTAATCATTATCGCACTGATGATCGTCATCGGGGCCTTCCTGGCTCCTGGGGCGCAGGCGGCGTCGGCCCCCCAGATGGTGCCCTTCGAGATGATGCCGGACAGCCTGGGCCACAATTCCACCCTGGTGCCCCCGGCCGGCCGTTGGGTCACCAACCATTCCCTGACGGCGGCGGCCGCCAAGACCATCACGGTGCCCGCCGGCGCCCGCTGGGTTATCTTCTCGGCCCAGGCGAACCTGTGGGTCAACTTCAACGGCGGCACGGCGGTGGTCCCGTCGGCGGACGTTACCGACGGCTCCGGGAGCTATTACAACCCTCCCGCGGTTTACGTGGGGGCGGTTAGCGCCAATGGCGTGCTGTATCCGGCCCTGGCCACGATCAGCGTCATCTCCGACACCACCTGGATCCTGACGGCCATGTGGTACATGTAAGGCAGGGGCCAGGGGTCAGAAAGGCAGGGATCAGGGATTAGGGACCAGCAAATCGTAGGGACCACGGGTTGGGTTTTCTAACCCCTATCCCCTAACCCCTATCCCCTATATTTAGGAGGTCATCATGCGCAAGAGGTCATTACTGGGCCTGCTGATCACCGGGTTGATTATCTGTGTGGCGGCGGGGCCATTTAATCCGCCTCTCCCGCCGGTCTATCCCGGCGCCGGCGTCCCCAATTCTACCGGCTCTGGCTGGGGCGCTTCCTATACGGTGGGGACTTCGGCTGGGAACCTTATTGCTCTCAATGGAAGTGCTCAACTTCCTGCGGTGAGCGGCGCCTTGCTCACGAATTTGCCCGCCGGCATGGTCTATCCCGGCGCCGGCATTGGAGTCTCAACCGGCTCGGCCTGGGGCGCCAGCTTAACCGCTCCAGCCAGCGGCCTCGTAGGAATCTCCGATACGCAGACTCTATCGAACAAGAGCTTTGGCTCCGGGATGACCTGGCCGACGTTTAACCAGAGCACCACCGGCGCAGCCGGATCAGTCACCGGAGAAACCTTTCCCGGCAGCGGCCTCATTGTCGGCACTACGGACACTCAGACTCTTACCAACAAAACCCTGACCTCGCCGACCTTACTACTCAGTGCAATAATTATGGTGCATTTTTGCCGGAATAGTGTAAATAATTATGCATGAAAACGAGCACTCATTCAGGTTCCGATGCAAAAACAGGCCATATCCGTCAATTGGCTGTGAAGG